CATATTATTGAGAATCCACTAGCGCTTATATCACCTGAGGCTGTTATTGCGCCAAATAATACATCGCTGCCAGTTACTGCATATGACCCTGTCACAATAGATAACATATCTATGCTGCTCAATAGGGAGCCTGAGGTCGTAGTTAAAGATATAATATTACGTTCTGAATTAGCTGTTCTTACACCTAACGAAGCACTCAATTCAAAGAATGAACCACTGATGTTTGCACTCAACGCCAACGCAGATAAATCTTGATCTGAATTGGTAACTTTAGCATCATTCAAACCCACTCTTGTACTAAAACTAGCACTCAATTCAAAGAACGAACCACTGATGTTTGCAGTCAACGCCAACTCAGATAAATCTTGATCTGAGTTGGTAACTTTAGCATCATTCAAACCCACTCTTGCACTAAAACTAGCACTATCAGCTGATAAATTAGGAGCTATTACATTGCCACTTGCACTTATATTACCTGAGGCTGTTATATTACCTGTTAGGTCAAACCCATCACTCCCCGCAGCTTGCATGTCTATATTTTGGGCCTGAAGGGCAAAAGTAGTGCCATTGCAAGTAAGATTATTTAATGCTGTAAAAGTACCATCACCGTTAGAAGTTAATACGCGATCAGTTCCATCCCCTGAGATAAAACCCTCAACAGCATTAAAATGGCCTACACTTCCACTTACATCACCAGCTACTATAATTGCACTAGCACTAATATTTCCTGCTACTGTTAATTTTTCTGTTGGGTCTTGTGTTCCTATTCCTACATTATAATTACTCGATGTGATGTATAACCCATTTGTGTTTCCAGTAAATGATGTTCCCAATCCTCCCTGAATATGAAAAGAGGAAGTGGATTGCGCGCCTGCGCCACCAGTACCCACCTTCCATCCTTGGACTTCTGCTCGTTGAAAACTGATCGATGAATTGTAGGCAAAAGAGGTTGCATTTATAGTTAACAGGCCTTCACCGAACTCCCCCGCTGCCTGGGTAATTGTTGGGTTGGCTAAATTTCCTACCAACTCTCCTAAGCTGCTTACTGCGATAGAGCTTACTACTCCGGGTGCGTTATTGGGATTGGAAGCGAATCCCATAATATACCCCGGTGTATCGTTGACTGCTCTTATTGAGCAGTTAGAAGCATTTATTGATATGTTGGTATCTGCAATTGATGTTGTTAATCCTGTAGAAGATATGGCTGCTATGTTGTTTTTATAGATGATGAAATCGTTACCATTATGTTCTAATAGTCGGCCGGCATTGCCTGCCACATCTCCGCCATCACTACCACTTGTAATTTTAAATGTAGATACATTATGAATAAGAAATTCGCCTGTAGAAGTAACTGCGCCTCCTCCGTAATTAGTATTTAAATCTAATAACTCTACATTACCAATTTTTAACATATTATGGTGATTTGCATCTGCCATTGCCCCAGAAATAATAAGACCTGAGCCTGTTATACGTAATCCCTCCAGGTTTGCTATATCGTGACCAACATTATATTCGCCTACTGAAATGTGAGAATTAGAAGGCCCTAGGATATCTAGTCCCGTGCCATATAATGTCCCGCTTGAACTTATATTTCCTGAGGCTGTTATGTCGCCAAACAATACATCGCTGCCAGTTACTGCTAAATGTACTAAGCTTTGATCTGTATTAGTAACTTTTGCATCATTCGCAGTTACTCTCGTACTAAAACTAGCACTTGGTGCAAAGAATGCTCCAGATATTTCAGTTGCAATTTGGCTAGAAGCTGAGATAAAGTTTCCTGCATCCGCAAAGTCTGCTCTCTGTGCATGGGATGATGATACTTCATGTGTTATTTCTACTGACGCAGATAATGCATATGAAGCTGTCATATATAATATTGGTGCTAATGAACCTGTGCCGTCTCGCACAAATCCATCGTCGCCTACCTGTAATACTCTTTGATAAGTATCTTGAATATTTTGGCCTGTTAAGTCTGGTAAAGCCATTTATAACCTTATTTTTTATATAAACCTTTGAGAACGCCTTTGATAACTTCTTTATGTTTGTTCTCAGTTAATGGTTTATGTTTTCTGTATGTTGCAACTATTTTATTTAACCTATCCTTTTTAATAGATAGATTTTCTAATGTTATATTTTCACGTACTAATAATTTCATAATATTAGTAACATGGTCAATATCTGTTTTTGTTATTTCTTGGCTTACATTAGAAACTTGAATTTTATTTTCTTTAATAACTGTTTTATTAGTCTGTGATTTAACTTCTACCGTGACCTTCTTACTAGCTTCGATGTTAAATTCTGACTTCCATGGCGTAAAATATGTATCTTCAGCGATGACTTCTAAACGTATATTTCCAGTTGTAGATTCGTCAATCAATCCTTTTAATTTCTTAATAGGAATTTCACACTTTCCAGAGTTGCTTATCTTTCCGGTGAACATTAAACTATAATCATTAGTTTCGACAACTAGTCGCGCTACCGACTTCTTGAGACTTGCGCCGGATATTTTGATATCACATTCAAATAGTTCTGCTTTATCTGTAAATAATTTATACATGTATATTCTCCACGGTTAAATTTACTCCTAACACTTCTTTAACTACTAATGCTATATCTTTAGCATCTACGTTAATATCATCTCTAATAGTTTTTTGTCCGGAATAAGTTTCTATACCTTTTACTTTACATATTAATTTAATAAATCGCTTCTTTTTTTCTGGTGACAATTGTTGTATCGCATCTGCAATACCGCCATTGGCATTAATTACATCTACAACTTCTTCAACTAACTGGACTTCATCCCATTTATAAGGATTATCGTTCCATTTAAAGTCTGCGTCTTCCCATTTTATTTTAGTAGCCATTTCTTTTATATAAATATGCTAGTTAATGATAACCATTCAATAATTCTAATAAATCATCTATTGCGCTATGTCTATGCGAATCCTCAAGTACAGTCTTGTATACATAATTAGATACTGTTAGCTTTGCCATGTCATGGTACGCAGACCAATTTTTATCTCTCAGATCTATTTGATAAGAATCTCCACAAAAAATCATTTTTGAATCCTTACCTAATCTGCCTATTGCCATTGATAATTGAGATCTAGTTAGATTTTGAAATTCATCTACTATAACAACTGCATTGTCAAATGTTCTTCCTCGGAAATGTGCCAATGAACATAATTCAATTTGTTCTGACTTTTCCATCTTTTCTAATATATCAGGTTTATTATATACCTTGCGCATATTAGATCTAATCGGTACTAGCCATGGCTCCATCTTTTCACGTTCTGAGCCTGGGAGGAACCCATTATCTTCAGTTGATATTGTTGGTCTAGTAATTATTATCTTATTTACTTGTTTTTTGAAAAACATATCAAGTGCCACTTGTACCGCTAATAATGTTTTACCACTACCAGCCTTTCCAACAATAAAGTTGAATGGGTGATCTAGAATTTGTGTTTTTGCTAACTTTTGTTCATCTGATAAAGATATTGAAAATCGGATGTTTCCTTTAGGAGGACTTTTTACCATATTACTTTTTACTGCCATTATGTGGCTCCTTTATGTTACAACTATTTAATATAAATATCTAATTGCACATGTAAAGCCAAAAAAAGGCCCTCCGAAGAGGGCCTTTCCTATATATATTAACACTTAATAATTAATTATTAAATTCTGTCCAACGCATGAACAAGTACTTTACCATAAAATTCTGGTCTTACAACTTTCTTAGCGTATCTAGTCATTACACCCTTTCTTGGAGTGAAGTTGTCTGGATCATATACTAATGGAGTCATAATAAGTGGAATGTATGGAGAATAAACAGCGCCTGTTTCTAGGAACTGTGAACCTCTATATCCCATCAATATAGCATTTTCAGTCATATATGGATTCTTGTAAACTTGGAATCTACTATTAATAGAACCAACTTTCTGTACACCCATTGCAAACTGTTGCTTGTCACCATCTGTATCAGCAGCATATCCAGGAATTGATTCTAGGATTGTTGCAACACTTGGAGAACAAACTAGGAAGTTCGCACCTCCTCTCAATGTTAACTGATGAATCTTATTACTAACTTTCTGTATTTGCGTACCTAAAGTTTGGAACCAAGTACCTTGGTTATAAGCTTGACCTGCAGTAGCATCATCAACAAATGATGTTGTTGTTGAATTATACTTATATCCAATTCTTGCTGACCAATATGCAGTTGTTTGTGCATTGTTAATTAACATGTCTAGGATCTCTAAATCAATTTCTTGCGAAACATATTCAGATAACATAGAAGTCAATTCAGCCTCTGCATCAATTGAATGATATGCATTCAAATCTTGAGCAAACTCTGGAGACCATACTGCTTTCAACTTACGTGTCTTAGCAACAATTGCCTCAGATCTCATTTCAAGATTGATTTCTGGAATGTCTAGAGTTGTTCCTGCAGTTGCGCCATTTGCATTCAATGCATTTGAATCTTCAAAGTCACCTCTATCAGTTGCTGTAGGAGCTTTATGATATACAACATTCATATCTGCTATACCAACGCCTTTATCAATGACAAAAGTTAATTGTGTTTTAGCAGCATTTAGCTTAGTGAATTCTGGATATACAGCATCAACATCTGTACCTACCAAATTAAAGCCTCTTACGCCTTCAGAATCCGGAGCAACTAAGTCAGAATATAATATAGTTACTGTCGAAACTGTTGAAGAAGAAGCTGCCAACCATTCAGAATTAAAATTGACATCTGTCATTGATACAGATGATGTTACATATCCGCCAGTTGCTACAGTAGAATCACCGACCATGGTCAATGCTGATGATGTTACGTCATTGATAGAATATCCAAAACGACCTGCGCCGTAAAGACCTTCTACAGCGACATTAGTTCCATCACCCATACCTTTATCAGTTACACCAAACACAGAATCAAGTTGAGACGTTCTTCCGGAATCTGTTACGAAGTCATTACCTCCGGGTGTGCCCATAGTACCTTGCTTATTTCCATATTTGAAATCTAAGTAAAATACTAGACCCGATGGTAGGTTCATTGGCTGAACACTTACAAAATCTTTAGCAGCAATTTCTGCAAAGATTCTTCTTACTAGCGGAAGGGCTACACCCGACCACTCTTCTGCTGAAGCACCTCCTGTTGAGTTTGCTTCAGATACTAATTGCTTAGCTTGATTCTCTAAGAGAACGGCCATGCCTTTTCTTTCTACCTCATTACTAAGTCCTTCCAAAAGACCGGTCTTTTTCCACTTATTTTCAAGTTGGATTGCAACGGCGTTTTGGTTAGCATTAGTATTCTGAGGTAATAGTGAATTTACATTCATTTTTTCTTTCCTCTTTTTAAATTTACAGATTAGCTAACTTTTTCCATCTTGCAGCTAATTCAGCGCCTTCAGAAATTACTTTCTTTCTTGGTGCTGTTGAGCGGCTAGACTTTGAAGCGTAGCTTTCTTTAATTGTTCTTTTTGTTCTAGAAGGCCTTACTTTGAATGATTCAGCCAATGTAGCAAATACTAATTTAACTTCGCGTAAGTTAGACGCTCTGTCAAAGTTTTCAATAACTTTCATTTTCTGACTTTCATTCATTGAATGGTTTCTAAACAATTTGTTTGAAAATAATAATTTTGCATTTAGAAGATTAACTTCATTAATTTTGCTTCTTAAGAATTTGATAACAGTTATAGCTTCTTCAAGCTCTTTTGTTGCCTCGCCTTCTTCAGCTTCTTCAGTTACTTCTTCTTCACCTTCTTCTTCCCTCAATGCTTTGATGATTTCTTCTAATGAAACATCTTCTTCATCGCCACCTTCTTCAGTTACAGGAGCTTCATCAGCCACCTCTTCTTCTTCAGTTACGGGCGCCTCCGGAGGCGTTTCTTCATCAGCCATCTCATCTTCTAGCTCTCTAATGATAGCTTCAAGTTCGAGATCTTCTTCAACAGGCTCTTCTGCAGCATATTCACCATCTTCTTCAACAGGTAGCTCTTCTGGAGCCATCTCTTCAGAAAATTCATCAGTAGGGTCTTCATCAGCATCATTCATGCCTCTGCCTTCTTCAGCAACAGGCTCTTCAACAGGAACTTCTACAGGAGCTTCCGCTTCTGCATCTTCTTCCATGTCTAATTCCTCTTCTTCGGCTATTCTAGCAGATAACATTGATTGGATTCTGGGGGTGAAGGCTTCTTCTAATGCAATTTTTGCATTTGCAAGTGCAGTCTCTCGTACGGCTTTAGCGTCTGCGATTGCTTCTTTTAACAAATTTGAATTTGTCATAGTTTTGTCCTTTTATTTAATTTGGAAATAAGGTTATTAAAAACCTTAATAGGAGTACTTAGTACTCATGTATAATTAGTAGAGTGACCATATATTAGAATACGGTATCTTTTCATTAATATATATGCAACGGACACGGAAAAGACTTACTAAAACGTAAAAAAGCGCCTCTCGGCGCTCAGTTACATGTGAATTCTAAATTTAGTCAGCTATAATATTAGCTACCCATTGATGAAATCTTGCTCTTTTCATCTTCTCTCTTCTCTTTGCTGAGTCTGGTATATAATACCTCCTTTCTGCTAATTCTTCTAGTTTTCCGGAATCTTTCAATTCTTTTTTGAAAGACCTTAATGCTTGTCCAATATCGCCTTTAGGTTGATTTTTTGTAGGAACAACTTTAATTCCTACTCCGCCTGGTAATATAGATTTGAATCTTTTTTCTTGTTTGGTCATATAACTTATTTATTGTTAATTTATAATATAATATAATGAATTTTTTTTAAAAATCCTAATTAATCTTCGATGTTTATTAGTATTTTTGCTAATTTAGAAATTTTAAAGATCATCTTCTATATCAGCGCCACCTTCATTATCTTGAAGCGCCTCACCAATCTTATAATAACGATTTAGTACAGTGCCCATATCATCATATGCTGATTCCAACCTTTGTTGTAAGCCGCCCATTTCTGACGATGTCTTTTCAAACACTTTAAAGGCTTCATTCATTTGTTTCATGTGTCTTGATACTGTCACATTATCGAACCAATGTTCTGCTTCCGAAAGGGTCACCTTTTCGGCCTGTTCTACCACGCTTTGCAATGTTTTGGTGACCTCTTGTAGTCCGCCCTTGGAATATACCATCTCTCCTAACTTATGAAAGTTGGAGACTGCTTCTAAGAATGCATTTCTATCATCTTTAGACATTTTCACATCCTCATCTTCCCCAAGATACTTCTCATTAAGTGCATGTTTTAATAATCGGTCTTCATATTTTTTATGCATTATAATCTCCTCTACGTGATGCTTGATCAAGCATCTTTTTAATACCTCCTATTTGCTTCTGGGCGCCGTTGATGTATCTTCGAACTTGGTTTACTGCCTGCTCTGCCTTGTCACGGACCAAGTTATATACAGTCTCATCATCGGCAATACTTTCTAATTCTCTAACCAAGTCTTCTTCAATACCATCAATGGCATTTATTGCTGTATCTACTTGGGCAATTGCGCCTTCATAATCAAATTCGCCGCTTTCTGTTCCATATTCTATTTCTTTAATAGGCTGCTTAGCTTGATATGTAGCACGAACACTATCCAATGTAGGCAACTTGTCTCCAAATTGTCTATTTTCATAGCCTGGCGTGCTTTCTAATAATTTTTTTAGTTTCATTATTACTCTCCCGATCTTTCTGGTGGTATGTTTCCAAATACATCAGGTCCGGTGGGCTTAATACCGTTTTGTCCGGACGTTGCATATTTGCTATTACCTCCTACCACGCCGGTATTTCTTGGTGCCGATTCAAATGCAAGTGTATCATATATCTCGCCAGTGCCTTTAACGCCCTTCTTATTATAAGGGCCAAATGTTGATTGTAAATCTTCTAATGCCATAATTAAAACTCCGTTATTATATCAGTTATTATTCTTTCTATCCCTACAAATTTATTTACAGAAACACTTCCTTTTGATTCATTTACTGGAGAAAGGAAAGCTCCATGAGTTGATGGATTGGATACAAAATCAAATGCTATCAATTCAAAGTCTGGCTGTACTTCTAATGTTTCGCCGGATTCTCTCATTACCTCTTTAACAGATCCCATTCCTCTAGATGAAATACCTAATTTAATTCCGCATTTGAAAAGTTCTTTTAATATATTTCCAGCGGGCGTGCTTAATACTTCTACCGTGCCTATTAGGTCTTTGCCATTAAATTGCATATCTAAAACATTATGAGATACATTATTCAAATTTACAACTGAAGAATCTGGGTGGTCTAGTTCTCCTAATGCTCTACGTTCTTTAACAAATGTACCTGCGTACTTATTTGCTTCACGTACCAATGTTTCCATTGGATATACTCTACCATTTTGGTTCTTTGCTTCTGCGCGTTGAAGAACACCCTTTACTATCAACTTACCATTATTTTGTGCTAATGATTCATTTATTTGAGTAGGCGAAACTTCGAATAACGTATAATCTACTAGTAGTTGTTTATCCATTATATAATCCTGAGTTAATAAATGCGATCTGTTGTTCAAACTTCACACGTTCATCCGAATATTTTCGTTTTTGTTCTGTTAGGGTTAAATCTTTATTTTCTTTAGCTTTTGAAAATTGCATCCATGTCCGATTTGGTATCATTGTGAAAGTTCCTTTAATCTATTTGATATTCTAGTCATTCTTTCATTTATTTTTGCAAACCGATTTCCGGTTGATTTCCAAAAATGATTAGACTGAACACCCATCTCCGTCTTTAGTCTTAAATTGTTATTAACAATCTTTTCCATATTACCTAACATTTTATTAACTTCATTAATTCCTCTGTTAACTTTCTGTTGTGGCGTTGATGTAGGATCTTTTTTATAATCTCTATATGAAGTTTCATTTAACCCACTAGACATCCTCATCATTTTTTTATACATACTTTCTAATTTTACAGAATGTTTAGTTGTTTTTTTAGTTACTTTACTATCTGTTGAATTTTCTGCATTGTCTTTTTGTTTCTTTTTAGATTTTGCAGACCCATCACTAAATGCATTAGGAGTTTGAAATCCAGCTACTCCACCCGTTACACTCATTTCATCTAATTCATCTTCGTCATTAGTAACTGCCTTAGAAACTACCTTTCTTCGTTTCCTCAGATAATCATCTGTTTTGTCGGAATCGCCGTCGTTGTCAATGTCGTCATCTTCTTTGCCTACTGCGTCTAAGGCTTCTAGTTTTAAATACTGTTTAAATTTATCTAGGTAATCCATTTTTATCTCCTCACTTTTGCTGTTACTTCACGGCGTCTTTTAAACAAATAAACTTCTCCGCCTGATGGAGCAGATCCGGATATGTTTGTTACGCCTATTTCAAATAACTTATGGTCTGCAAAATTATTGATTGATATTTTAGCGCCGCCGGCGACTGTTATTGTAGCGTTAGGTTCAATTCCAGCTGAGCCTGATATTAAAAATGCTCCCCAGGTATCTGATGCTTCTGAGCCGGACCATGGAAATGCATCATTATAGTGGCCAGGCTGTCCATCCACATGTTCTACAAGCGTCCTATGTGTTGCAATACTTCCGGTTTGATATTGTGCTAACGCACTTCCAGATACTGCAGTATAGTTATGATAATTTGGTGTTGGCATTATTTAGTCCCCACTTTTTTAAGTTCGCTAATTAGTTCATAATAACGAAGCATTGTCAATACATCTTTATCTTCTATTACATGTTTTTTACTTAATTCAGATAATAGATTACTCACTTCATTTAATTTAATCTTAATCACTTTACTAGGAACTGCAGATTTCAATGTCAATATTGTATTCTGTAATTTGGTCGTCTCGGAGAGAATATATTTTTTCAACTTTACTGAATTAGTAACATTGTTAATGTATTCCTTTAACAATCTCTTTTGCGGCGAGCCTAGAGATGAATATTTTTCATTAAATTTATCGACAACTAATTTACTAGCCAATATACGCACATCTTTATGCTCTGATGTAAGACTTGGAGCACTCTCTTGCTTTTTTGCGCGTGCTTGAACATGTTCAACTAACGTAAATTTACTTGATACATATTCTTTAGGGTCATCTGCTTCTGCAAATTCAAAAAGTTTATATGTTGATGCATGTACCTTGTAATTTTTAACTCGCGATTTGAAAAAATCTTCGACTATATAATTAGTCTTTAAATCTTTAATTAAATTATACTTATCTCGTCTTAATTGAGATTCATTAATTTCTTTTCTTGCTATTAAAACTGCCTCAACAAATTGTGCTGCTTTATCTTTAGTTCCAAATTTCTCTTCTGATACCGTACGGTATAACTTTAATTCTTTTTGAAGTTCTGACTTAGAATTATAATGTTTTTTGATAAGGTGGAGTGCTTTTGAATCTCTATTATTCATAGTGTCAGAAGCAACCTGTCTTACGAGTAATTCAAATACTAGTCCGGTGTTTTTTACCTTTGAATGTTTTATTCGTTTCATGAAATTGCGCCCTGTATATTCAATATTTTTTAATAAATATGCTAGCGTATCGGTATTCCATATTAGATTATTCTCCTAATAATTGCGATTCATCTAACATCGTGCCATTATCTTCATCTTTCTCTTCTTTCAAGAGAGTCTGTTGAAGTATTTTTGGAGATTTGAACGATGCTTTCATCGATCCAATCAAGTTGTTTATTTCGACATTCTCTGTACTTAGCGGAGAGCCGCCTTTGTATTTATGCTGAAGCGGAGACTTGTCTGTATTATATGTTTGTCCTAAGGATTTTATTGCCAATGGGTCTCTGCCAAATGTAGAATTATGCGACTTTCCATTAATAGGCCCACTAGGTCTACCTGTGCCGGCTACATGTTCTTGTTCCTGTCCCGGTAATAGTCCATCATTATTAGCAACATGCATTGATGCTATATCATGCGGCGTACCAAATGACTGATTCGTCTTGATAGGGTCATTGCCTTCGCCTTTAATTTGTTCTTTTCTAAATGATTGCTTTAGGTCTTCTATTACCTGTTGTTGTTCTGTCGTCCATTCCTCTTCACTTAGTCCAAATATATTTTCATATACCCATCGTTGAGAGAATAACGTCGACTCTAACATAGAAGATGCTAATCCAATCTTTTCATTTAGCGTCTCAACTTTTTGCTTTTCATAAATTAATGATGGATTTGTTAATGATAATTCAAATCCTACTAAATCTTCATCTGTAAACCCTTGTGAATATAAATGAACAATTGCAATCTTTGTAAGTTCAGAACAGAATATTTTTTGCAGCCTTTCAATTGTCCTAGCAAATCTCACATCCTCCGCTGCCAATGTAGCCTTCCCATCAATCCCTTCATCATATCCTAAAAATGCTTTAGGTATTTTTAAGGCCGCAAACAATTTATTTTTAAGGTAATCAATATCTTCTATTTGACCATCAGATGATAGGCCTGGCAATGATTCAATTGCTGTGCCTGATTCTCCGCCTCTAACTGGTAGGAAGAAATCTTCAATCATATTTTGCATATTAAATTTAAGATTATAATCGCCAGTCTTTTCATCAATATAAGGAACCTTTTTCATTTTATTAATGATCTGTTGAATATGGTTATCAACTTCTGCAGGTGGAATATTTCCAACATCAATTTTGAAAATTCTTCTTTCAGGCGCTCTCATGATTCTATGGATTAACATAGCATCTTCCATTAATGTCAATTGTTTATAAACTTTACGAGCCCCTTCGATCATTGATTTGCCGTACGGTAAAAAGTTTGTATCTGATAATAATCTAAAGTGGGCTATTTCGAATGGTTCAAATTCTTGGTTTGTTCCTCCAGTTGCTGTCCCTGACCATTGGTTATTTCCACCGCCATGCGTATTTTCTAGTACAAATTTATGTGCATATGGGTTATCCGGGTCAAATCCTTCATCACGACGTATCTCGTATGCTGAGATAGGAGTTACATTTATAATTCCAATTTCTTCTTCAATATCTAAATGTAGATAAAAGTCTCCATATTTACATGCATTTCTTATCCATGGCCATAAATTGTAATCTATATTTAATATGTCATAAAATAAATTTCTTAATATTTTTCTTACTTCGTCATTTGGAGATGTAATTGTTAGTGTATCTCCGTCGGCATCTTTAACCGTCGATTCATCAGCATATATATCCAACGCCGATGATAATATCGGATCCATATCCATTGCCTCATAGTCGGTGAATAATTCTATTTTAGATGTATGAAATGTCTGACTTTGATTATATGACCCATACCCAGGCATGCCTCTATGTACTCCGGAGAAACGATCAACATACCGCTTGTTGCTCAAATTTCCCGATGACTGTAATCGATTTGTATCGACAGCTTTTAGTCGATTCTTTGCAATTCTACGAACTACAACATTTGTTGCAAATAATCTACCTAATCGTGCTCTTAATGATTTGTCTGCCATAATTTTCTACTTTTATATAAATATCTTGTTACTTCAAAAGCCAGGTTAAATCTTCATTGTCTGGGTCACCTGACTTCCATTCCCATTCTTTCGGCCTATCTGCGCCGCCTGTATACATTCCTTGTGATTTTCCGTAATGACTCATAGTCTTTCTAGATAAATCAATTCCTTGTTGATGAAGTCGTAATGCCGTATCTCGTACCCATAACCCAATACCGAAGGCCATTACTAAGTCATCATTATAGCCTCTCTGTGCTTCTGCTCTAGACCCATTCCATATAAAGACATATAATTCATCTATCAATCGTTTTGACTTTACAATTGGAGATTTTTCTCTAAAATATGTTTCTAATTTAGAAATTATCAAAGGCCGTGTCTTTGATGTTGTTGAAAATCCCGGGACCTTTTGTCCCTTATTCTTTAAATCATATCCCTTTCTTAAATGCACTTCTTCGTCGACATATGCATCTTGTTTGTACGAATAATATAAATTTTCATACCCTTTATCAATTGCAATCTGTATTACTGCCCATCCTATATTTGCATTCTCAATTACTAGTAATGCATTATTCCACTCTGTTGCAACTGATATCAACATATTGCCGTATTCCGTAGTTCCTATCTTGCCTTTGTATTCTGCAACTTGCTGCATAGTTTTAATATCTAATACATGGAACGCGGAATAATCGGCCCCGTCGCCCCGCGCAACGTCAGCTACAACTACATATGAATTGGCATAATTTGGATATTCCCAGATCCAATAATTAGAATCAAATCCTCGTTTTTCTTTTGGCGGCTCTACATATGTTTGTTCATACCATTGTATAATAGGACCATCTACGACAGTATGTCCAGAGGTAATAAAGTCGCAATCACATTCTTGGGCTGCACTCTTTTCACCTAATAATTCTGTTTGTAGATCTCGCCATCCTTGATCTCGTTCGGGGTGGACTGACCAATGCAATTTGGTTGGGGCAAATTGCCCTCCGGCTTCTGCTTGACACCAAGTCTTATGAAACAAGTTACCTGTGCCGTTCGGCGTTGATAACATAATTGCACCTCCACCTGTTGCTAAGGTTTGTTGTGCTGCAGTCCATATCTCATCAATTCGATCGACGAATGCTGCCTCATCAATTACCAATAATGATAGTGCCTCAGATCTACCGGCGTCACCTTTTGACGATATAGCTTTAATTTGTGAACCATTTTTAAATCTTAATGAAAGTTTATTGTCTTCCATAGTCTTACCCTTTAGCCAACTAGGTAAGTTATCATGCATTACTCTTACTTTAGTAACTAAGTTTTTTGCAACATCTTGTTTTGTTGCAATTACTAGAACATTGTAGTCTGATTGAAATATCATCTTCCATAAAGAATATCCTGCAGATAATGTCGATATACCTAACTGCCTAGATTTAAGTACAATATTATATCTATTGGAATTAAACTCAGTTAGTAAATCTTCTTGGAAAGGATATAGATTAAAATACATCTTACCTTTAGTAGGATGTTGGATAATACAATACTTACGCATGAAATGTATAGGATCCTGAGAACATTTTTTGTACTCATCACTTATGATTTGCTTTATACTCTTCTTTACCGCCATATTATACCTTAATATAAGAAATTATTTGCAGAAAGGCAAATGATCTTATGATTATTTTTTATTTTTGGTATCCGGAGATTTTACACGCTTTTCCATTGTTCTGCCGCCAAAGTAAGCACCTATAACTGTAATAAGAACTAGTTGTAATAAATCGGTCCATTTTTCTTCGACTACAAAGGAAATGACTCCGGCGTCGATAAATATCATTAGTACTGTTGATACGACTAAGAAAACTAGAACTAATGGTCTTACATTTTTTGAGAGCCAAGAATCTGAATTCATATCTGCTGCCCAACGATCGGTTATATTTGCTTCCATCTTTGCCTCATGGTTAGCAATCAATTCTTTCATCTTTCTTTTTGCCTCAAGCTTTTCTTCTTTGGAAGTTGTAAGATTATCTAACACGCCTCCTACAGAGTCGACTAATTCTGTTGCTCCGGCTGAAAATATTTTTCCTAAAATGTTACCCATACCCTTTCTCCGTTTTTTATATTATTTTAAATCCAAGTTTAATAACGAAGGCCTTCACTTCAGCTGTTTTTAACGCCGCTAGACCCGTTTCTAGGGCCGTGAATCCTGGGCTGGCAGCATGGGCTCCGCTGGCTGCTGCATGGCCGGCACTGGCTCCGGCTGTACCAGCACTCGCGATGGCCATTCCGCCTTTAACGGCTGCTACTCCACTGACTACGGCCATGGCAGCTACTATGACAAAATAGAGAAATTCTGCAGCTTTCTTTTGTTCCGCTTCGGTTTTGTAGTCGGATTTCGCGAATAAGCCAGTCACCTTTAATATTTTCCAGATAACCCAAACATAGCCTTTATGCCATTTATGTGTCCCCTCGATCAGATATGCAGCAGCTTTGCCTTGAGGGACGTCTTTCATTTTAACACGCTTGGCGAGGCTAATAGCCAGTTTTCTTAAAACATCCATTGCTTTAAAAAACATTTCAAATACTTTAGGAGCGGCTAAGATCAATGAAATGATGAGCGCTGTACCGATCTCTTCATTTAATTGGCCTTCATCAACTTTAGCAACGTCTGCCTTTGCAGCAGCGATATCGCTTTTCGATTTTGATAATTTTTCTAAATCTTTAAGGCCATCACCCATTTCCTTTTCTATATCGCCTAGTATGTCGTTAGAACTAGGTGCTGCATTACCAAATACATCTGCTTCACTTAATAATATGTCTTTTAATTTAATCACTGAATGAGGTTCTTATATTAGATTTTAGTTCTAGGTAATCATTTTCCATTTTTTCAATAAATGATGTAATATCAACTTCGCCTCTATCACCATCTGCATTTTCCCATGCAGTCTCTTTTACTTGCGTTTTTAATATTTCAACTTCTTTGTCAGAATCTTTGAACCATGCTTCTGCATTTGACTGCATGATCGTCTTTTCATGTTCTACCCAAGCGGCAGGACCTTGTTGTCTGATTTTTGTTTCTTCCGATACCACACAACCAAAGCATTTTTTTCGTTTGAACCAAAATTTGAAATTTAATTGTTTTTCTTTTTTTCGCATATTAGTGCCGCAACCAGGACATGTTGTCGGAACCTTAAGGATAGATTGGATACTCTTCAGTATACTATTCTCTGGCTCACGTGATTTAAATCCATCATGTTGTGTGATACGAGTTTTGAATCCTTTCGCATCGGTTTCAAGCCAAACTTTAGGTTTACCATTTTCAAACTTTTCTAAAATATCTAGGACTGGAATATCTTTTTTTGTCTTTCCAGTATAAATAGATTTTTTAGTTTGAGTCCGGTGTTCGCCTGCCAACATTTGTTTAACGGCATTAACATTTTGTAACTTATTACTCATATTATTTTAGCGCTTGACGCATTTTTAATATCAATCGCGATTTGGCAGAATCCTTAAGGTCAAATCCTTGAATCATTGCAATAATAAAATCGACTTGCTGAGTTGCTGGCTTGGTTGCTAATGTCTTTTTTAACATCCCCATTGCTTGTGTCTTATCAACTCTACCCATCTTAGATGATAATGCTGAAGACACATCTGCTTCATGAACAGCAAAATTTGGTGACGATTCTTCAACTGGTGGTGGAGCTGGCGCCTCCGGAGCTGCTATACCGCCTTTCATTAACATTCTGGCTAATTGTCTCCCTACGGTAGGGTTATTACCAGATATAGACTGTACTACTTGAAGTAAGCCGGCTGCTTGTTGTGCAGGTGTGCCTTGGCCTAATGCTTTTTTGAGCATTCTGACGCTAGCCATCTTTTCTATACTGCCCAACTTTTTTCCAATCGCTGCTTTAGCAATCGGAGCTTCTGATAGAGATGCTTTGATTTGGTTTCTAATCATCCCTCTTAATGTTTTTTCTTTCATAAGTGTCCTTTTAATCTTTTATATAAATATGCAATAACGCATGTAACAATCTATTTTGTAAACCCTTTATCCATTGAAAAATTTGCTCTACTAAATTCTAGCCTATCTACTAACTTAACACCATTGCCAATATGGTCTACTGCTACATACCCCTCCGGGGCTGAAACTTTAAGTCCACCACCTCCATCATCAACAAAATGTTTTGTGTTATAAACTGCATTATTATATTTTTCTACAAAAATCATTTTTGCTTCTGCTAATAATTTAGATACTATAAATATATTAACTATATCAGTTTTCTTTTGATTAAATAAATCCATCTTTGCTTGTCCAGCCAGTAATGCTTTAGATTTGCCTTTGTCAGATTTTAATTTTGCAACTGCTTTATCAACTTTTAGTTGATACCATTTCTGGAACGCTTTAAACGATACAGCCGGATTATCAACAAACTGACCGGTCCTTATCTCAGAGTTAAGATAGATATTTAATAACTCACTTGGGATGTTATCGTAATCTATTTTTATCGAATCAGCCTTTTTAATATTAATAGTAATTTGTTTTGCCTCCTGTGCCGTTAACGTCACAACACCAGTAGTATCTTTAAAGAATGCATCATCAAACCAAATTTTAGGATTTCGTTTTAAATTAGATACATCTGCTCCATATGTTGCGCCGCTCTGTAACGAATCATATGTTGTATGAAATACTATCCCAAATTCTGCTTTTGCAATTTGGTTTCCTAGATCTGAATCTGCTTCTACTGCATATGTAATTGTATTTGGTTTGAAAGAATAATGTGCCTTGCCATCTATATTTGTAGATTTTAACATACTAGAATCAAACATAAAATCGCCTTGCAGGATATTTTTAATTCCTAATGACGGCAAATAATCTAAAGCTTTTTTTAATTTATCTGCTAAGCCTTGGGCATGTCCGTGATTTATATCGACATCCTCTTTTGTGTAGTTAATCTTTGGTTCTTTATTAAAGACGGACTTTGTGCCTACAAAGAATTTACCATTAGCCGGATTGATGCCGGCGAACATGGCGGGCGCGCCATCCCATTTAACAGATGTATTAACCTTAGCATTTGAATTACCTTTTAGATTTTTTATAAGTTCGATTAGGAATAATCTTGCTTGTTTATATCCGCCCTTGCCTTGCGTTAATATTAATTCTTCTAAATGAGTTAAATGTGTATTTGCCTTTGCCTCTGTTAGCAATTCGTTAAATGAATTTGCCCACCATTCTTGCGTCAATGCTTGTTCTTTAGGAGGGATTCTAAATCTTGCTGCTGATCTGCCGTTAATAAGCAAATCTCCTTTTGCGTTCCAGCTAATTGTCTTTACGACAACTTTCTTATTTTTAAATTTACCCATCAGAACTGTGTCACCTATATTAATTGGTAAGTTAACGTCTTCCATTAATCCGGTGGGAG